TAACCTCTACGATACACTATCTTCAAGATACACAAGAGCTTTAGCTAGGTCAATGCAAACAACTAAACAAGTGAAAGCAGCTAACGTATTAAACAATGCGTTTAGTTCTTCATATGTTGGTGGAGATGGGAAAGAGCTTTGTGCTACAGACCACCCTACTGTTGCTAATGTTGACTTAAGAAACGAACTTGCTACTGCGGCTGACTTAAATGAGACTTCTCTTGAACAAGCGTTGATTGACATCGCTGACTTCAAAGATGAAAGAAATCTTAAAGTTAATGCACAGGCTAAGAAATTAATCATTCCACCTGCTTTACAGTTTGTGGCTGATAGATTAATGGAAACTCCTGGAAGAGTTAGTACCTCAGATAATGACATCAATGCAATCAGAAACATGGGAATGATTTCTGAAGGTTATGTTGTAAACCATTATCTAACAGATACTGATGCTTTCTTTATCAAAACTGACGTGCCTAACGGATTAAAACATTTCGTTAGAACTCCTGTATCAACTAGTATGGAAGGCGACTTCGAAACTGGTAATGTAAGATACAAAGCTAGAGAACGTTACAGCTTTGGTTGGAGTGACTGGAGAGGTATCTTCGGTTCACCTGGAGCATAGTTCACTTTCGTGAAAAAATTAAGGGAGCTTCGGCTCCCTTTCTTTTTTGATTTTAATGATGTATCATGACAAGAGTTCTAGGATTAATATAATAATCTATCGACTGACCTAGCAGACAAGCCAAGACGATAGAGTTTATTAAGGAGACTTAATATGGCAAAATCAACATTTTCAGGTCCTGTAAAATCATTAGCAGGATTCATCGCAGCAGGTAATGCTAACGTCGTTAGTTTAACTGCAGACACAAGTATCACAGTAGCAGACCATGCAGGTAAAGTTCTTGTATGTAATGACGCAGACGGTAAGTTTACTTTACCTTCAATCGTAGCAACTGCCCCAGGAAGTAACGACGACCCAAATCAAACAAATAACTTAGGTGCTACATTTACTTTTATAGTAGTTACAGCAGCAACAGATATGGACATCTTAACTGATGGAACTGATAAATTTGTGGGTGGGTTATATACTGGTGTTACTGATGCAACAGGTAAAACATTTATTTCAGGTGCATCTAACGATGTTATCACAATGAACGGGTCAACTAAAGGTGGATTAGCAGGTAGTATTGTTAAATGTACAGCAATGGCTACTGCTAAATATGCTGTAGAAGGTATTATTTTAGGTTCAGGAACTTTAGTTACTCCATTCGCTGACGCTTAATAGGAGCTTAATATGAGTTCATCCGATGTAAAAGCAACTAAGGCTTTAACAGCTACAGGGCAACTACAAGGGTTCATAGGCACTGGTGCAGGTACTGCAACCAACTTAGGTCCAATAAGAATTCAATCTGTTCAAGCACAAGCAAGTGCCGCAGACGGTTCTATAAAAATCTATGATGGAACTAGTGCTAGTGGAACTAAACTGTTAATAGAGTTTAAATTTGGTTCAGCAGCAAATGAATCTTTTGACCACTATCTACCTAATGATGGAGTTAAGTTCAATACAGGAGCCTATGTCGTATTAGCTAATTGCGACTTTTTTGTAGCATACTACAACTAATATGGCAACCTCAGGAACTCGTGCATTTAGTTTAGATGTAGCGACCGCAATCGAAGAAGCGTACGAACTTGCAGGATTGGAAGCTCGTACGTCTTATGACGCAGTAACTGCAAGACGTTCTTTAAATATAATGTTTGCCGATTGGTCAAACAGAGGTATTCAAATGTGGGAAGTTTCTAAAGCAGAACTTACCCTAACCCAAGGAACTAACGAGTACACCCTTAATAGCTTTGATATAGATATTCTAGACGCTTATATAGAAAGAACAGAAAACAACACTGTTACAGACTACACTTTAGATAGGGTGGATAGAAACGAATATATAGGTATTCCTAATAAAACAACACAAGCAAGAGCAACAGAATACTGGTTAGAAAGGTTAAAAACACCCGTTATTCATTTATACCCAACGCCCGAGAATTCAACCGACAAACTCGTTTACTATGTTTGGCGTAGAATTGAAGATAATACGGCACAAGTTAATGATATAGACATACCTAGTAGATTTATGCCTTGTGTAGTTTCAGGCTTAGCCTATTATATTTGTTTAAAAAAGAATGTTCAAAAACTTGCTATAATGAAAGAACAATACGAACAAGATTTAGCAAACGCTTTAAGATATGACGAAGACCGTTCACCGTTAAGACTTGTTCCTAAACATGAGTATATCTAATGGCATACGCCTCAGGTAAATACGCTTATTTTATATGCGATACTTGCGGCTTTAGATATCCCTATAAATCTGCAAAAGGTAATTGGGAAAATTTTAAAACGTGTCATGAGTGCTATGAACCAAAACATCCTCAATTAGACCCGCCCAGTATTTCAGCGGATGCAGAATCTCTTTGGAAACCTCGTCCTGACGTTTCTTTACCTCAAAGTCAATTAGGAGTTATAATCACTACAAACGCAGGGAGTGGTATGACTTTTAAATCTGACCCTGTAGGAACAGCTTTTGATGGACTAGGAGCAACTAGTGGGTTAGGAAGCGTAACAGTGAGTATAGGATAATGGCAGGATTTACATATAGCGGACTAAAAACAGCGATACAGAATTATTTAGATAATACTGAAACTACGTTTGTAAACACCTTAGATACTTTTATACAGACAACAGAAGAACGTATTTTAAAGTCGGTAGAACTGCCTGTTTTTCGTAAAAATGTTAACGGAACAGTAACTTCAGGAAACACTTATCTTTCAAAACCTACAGACTTTTTATCTCCTTTTAGTTTAGCTTTAATTGATAGCAATAGTAGTTATAGTTATTTGTTATTAAAACATGTTTCATGGATTAGAGATTACACTCCCGCAGCAGCAACAACAGGCGAACCCCTTTACTATGCTCAGTTCGATGATGATACTTTTATTATAGCTCCGACTCCTGATGCGAACTATTCAGTAGAGCTACACTATAACTATAGACCAAATTCTTTAACCACCGTTGGAAATGATAATCAAACTTGGTTATCTGATAATGCACCTAATGCTATGTTATACGGTTCTTTAGTAGAAGGGGCTGTTTTTATGAAAGCTGACCCAAATACGATATCATTGTACGAACAAAAATATCAAGAATCTTTAGCTATGTTAAAATTATTAGGAGAGTTTAAAGACGTAAGAGATGAAGCTAGAAACGACCAAATAAAAATAATGCCGCAAGGAACAACAAATGTTTAGTGTAGATGTAAAAACAACAATGGGAGAAGTTAATGTTCAAACTACAAACAATACAGGTTTAAGTCCAGAGTATTGGACTGAAAGAATAATGGAGAGACTTATTAGTATTAGCGATAATGCAGACCCTATGGTAAAAGCACAGGCACAAGCATTTAAAGATAATATGACACAAGTCGTTTTATTATATTTAAAACAGGCTATTATGAGCGATAGAGCTACAGTAGCAGGTTTATTAGATAAACAAGGTCATAGAGATATGGCTAATATTATAAGGAGGCTGTAATGGCAATAACCCAAGCGATGTGTACTTCATTTAAAAAAGAATTAATGACAGCTACACACAATTTTACTAATTCAAGTGGTAACACATTTAATCTTGCTTTATATACAAGTTCTGCATCATTAGGTGCGGCAACTACTGCATATACAACAAGTAATGAAGTAAGTGGAACTAACTATACTGCTAAAGGTGGTGCGTTAACTAATGTTACGCCAACTACTTCTGGCACTACTGCATTAACTGATTTTGCAGATTTAACTTTTAGTTCTGCTACTATAACCGCTAATGGAGCAATGATATTTAATGATAGTGCCTCAGGAGACCCTGCTGTCGCTATTTTAGCATTTGGAGGAGATAAAACATCAACTAACGGTGATTTTACTATTCAATTTCCTGCAGCAGATGCTTCAAATGCTATTATTAGAATAGCTTAATAAATGGCGGGATGGGGTCGTTCTACATGGGGTGCTGGTCCTTGGAGTCAGCCTGTCTCAGTCAGCGTTACTGTTAGTGTAACAGGTAATGCAGGTACAACAAGTTTAGGCTCCGAAACAGTTGTTTGTGATGCAAATATATCTCAAACAGGATTTGCGGGAACTTCAGGATTAGGCTCTATAATTGTATTAGCTTCTTCCGTTACAGCTGTAACAGGTAACGTAGGAACTTCAGCATTAGGTTCTGAAACTGTAATAGCAAAAGCTTTAGTAGTAGTAACGGGTTTAAGTGCAACATCAGCAGTTGGTAGTGAAACTGTTGTTGCTGAAGCTAACATTTCCGCTTCAGGCAACGCAGGAACATCTGCGTTAGGTAGTGAAACTGTTGTTGCTGAAGCTAACATTTCCGCTTCAGGCAACGCAGGAACGTCTGCACTAGGTGATGCTATAACAGCAGGTGCTGCAGTAACAGGTGTATCTGGTTCTGCCTCAGCAGGAACATTAGGAGACGAATCAGTTACTGCGGGGGCAACGGTAGTTGTAACAGGAAATGCAGCAACAAGTACATTAGGAAGTATAAGTTTAATTACTAATAATATACTTGCTGTAACTGGGTTTGCGGGAACAACAACATTAGGAACAGTTGGTGTTGTAGCTAAAAACTTAATAATTGTTGAAGGTGTTTTTGCTATAGGAACTGCTGCAAGAGTAAATGTTTGGGGTCTTGTTCCTGATAGTCAAACGCCGAACTATAGTGATGTTAATAAAACACAAACACCAAATTATACTGGGGTAAGTGATTCTCAAACACCAAATTGGAAAGAAGTTGCTTAACAATTACATAAAAAATAAGGTATAATCAAAACGGAGAATAAAAATGGCAAGTACATACGTAAATGACCTAAGACTTAACGAGATGGCTACTGGCGATGCTAGTGGTACATGGGGCGAAGTTACAAACACAAACTTAGAATTAATTGCTGAAGCTTTTAGTTACGGCAC